GTTTCCCAGTCACGATCGGGGTGGTTGAGTTTGGATACACTTCCCCGACGAGATTTCGCTCTTGAAACTGAATCTTGGTCGTTTCTTGAGCCCTAGAGTCGAAAGGGGTGTCTCTCCGCTCTCCTCACTTAATCGTTTCTCTAGGAATTTTTTAGCAGAGAACCAAAGAGTCGAACTCTGTTCGACGGGTTTGGAATCCGTCTAGCGCCCACGCGCGTTCTCTTGGAGCCGCTCACGGTGTTGCCGTTCTGTGCACTGCGGCTTGAACTTTCGTCCCATTTTTGCTATACCCAAGTGGTCTAAGGTTGTGTATCCCTATTAGTAGCTGAAAATGTATCATTTTCGCGCTACACCTTTTAAAACCTAGCAGTGCCATGATACAGTTTAAGCTATATTGCGCTCTGCTTGTAGGTGAATGATACACATTCATCTACTAGTAGGAGGTTTTTATCTTGCCACGTACGCGTAACATTAAGGACGGTATCAAAGTCCTTCAAGAGGTGATGAAGGACGAGGAAACTCAGCAGCCTTCGTTGAGAGCTAGAAATTCGAAGCGGCCTGTGATTAAGCCGCTTCATGGGGCTGACCCTCAGAAGCGTAAGGCGCAGGCCAGGTCTGCGGCTTCGCGTAAACGGCGGCCCAGTCAGGGGCCCCGCTAATGTCTGCTAGTTGGGTGTGGCTCGGTGACGGCCAGTCAGGTGGGTCTTATACGTCTGGTCCTTATAAGATTGTGTTGCATACGACTGAAACGTCGGGTATGCCTGGGTATAATAATGGGGGCTCTGCTCCGCATGTGACGTATGATCCTGAGGATCGTACTTTTTATCAGCATACTGAGTTTGGGACTGCTGCTAGGTCGTTGAGGAATCTTCCTGGGAATGTGCAGACGAATCGTGATTCTGCGCTGCAGTTGGAGATTATTTGTTATTCGAATAAGGCGGGTGCTGATCAGAAGCCGTATCGGCTGTGGGTTGGTGATCTGTCGGATGAGCATTATGAGGATATTGCTGGGTTTTGCGCTCAGCTTGTGGAGCAGTATGGTGTGAAGGCTGAATGTCGTCAGCCTCGGGGCACGCCTAAATACGGCTATGATTCTCCTGCTCGCATGTCTTTTGACGAGTGGGATAGTTTTGGTGGTATTTGCGGGCACTTTGAGGTGCCTGAGCAGACGCACTGGGACCCTGGTGCGCTGGATATTGAAAGGATAGTGAATAGTATCGTGGATAATACTGGACCTAACGGTGAACCGCATTGGGATGTGGTTTCTGAGTGGGCGAAGAATTCTTGGTCGAAGGCGTGGGCTGCGGGGCTCATTACTGAGGCTTCGATTCCTAATGCGCCTGTGTTTGTGGAGCAGTACGTCGTGTTTATGGATCGGCTTGGTCTGATTCCTGACGCTGGCGATGATGACGGCTTTGCTGGCTAACAGACGTGTCGCTGACGCAGTGTCGTCACTGCAACGCTAATGTATTTACGGGTGACGTGTTTAAGCAGGTGGCGATTCCTAAGTCCCCGCAGCACGTCGCCCTTTCATACAAGTGTGGTAATTGTGAGGAGATTTCTAAGTTTGTTGCCACTTGGGATGAGTGGGAGGATGCTCAGAAGTCTTGGACGTGGAAAACGTTCAAACGTAAGAAGGTTGCGGATGCTGCGCATATCGAATTGGATGCGATTGAAAGCGCTGATGATTTGATTGCGTTGTGGCAGTCTCTGCGCCATCCTCCTGAGAGGGAGGCGGTGTTGGGGGCTTGCCAGTGTCCTGACTGTAAGAAGAGGTTGTATGGATAAGAATGGAATCCTATCCTTCGCATGGAACGGAGTTCCCTGCTATGGGTAAAGGTAATAGGCACATTGATCCTTCTGTGAGGGAGGAGTATCTTCAGTGGCTGCTTACGCCACCTACTGAGCGTGAGCCTGCGCAGAAGAGGGAGATGGCTGAACATTTGGGCGTATCGGAGCCTACTCTGTTTCGTTGGGAGAAGTCTGAAGAGTTTCAGGAAGCTCTGCGTAATGTGAAGCAACAGTGGGGTGCTGCGTTTCAGGTTGATATTTTGTCGAGGCTGATTGATATTATTCATTCGGGGACTGATACTGCGGCTATTCAGGCTGCGAAGGTTCTGCTCCCGCATATTGATGCGGGGCCGAAGGAGACGGCTGAGGACGAGTTGAGTGAGGCGCATTTGGCTGCTATCCGTAAGGCCCTTGAGGAAGAGGGCTATGAGGTTATCAACAAGTGACTCATGCGGAGATTTTGGCGGCGTGTCGTGCGTCGAAGGAGTTCTTTTTTGAGAACTACTATTATATTCCTATTGTGGGTAAAGGGGCTGAGAAGTTCAAGCTCCGCGAATATCAGCGGCGCATTGCGAACGAGATAGATGACCATAAGCTCATCATCGGCCTCAAAGCCCGTCAGATTGGATGGACCACGATCGGTGTCGCTAACGCAGTCCACGATGTCTTATTTCATCCAGAGCATCCTTGGCTTTTTGTTTCACGTACTGAGGGTGCTGCGCAGAAGATGCTTGAGAAGGCTGTTTACGCCTATTATCGGCTTCCTAAGTGGATGCGCGACCGCCTCCCCAAAATGGTCACTCAAACCCAGTCAGCTATTGTATTCGCTAATGGGAGTCGTATTGAGAGTGTTCCTGCGACTGGATCGACTGGTCGTGGAGACGCTGTATATGGAGCGTTGTTAGATGAGTGCGCGTTTATGGAGTATGCGGAGGAGATTTGGGGTGCTGTTGAACCGCTTGTGTATGGCCCTGCTATGCTTTTTAGCACGGCGAACGGTATGGGAAATTTCTTTCACGAAATCTGGTTGGATTCTACAAGGCCCGACTCGGTGTGGAAGGGCATCTTTTACCCGTGGGATGTAGTCCCTGGTAGGGATGAGGACTGGTATGAGTCGACTCGCATGTCGTTCCGTGGTAGAGAGTGGCTGTTCTACCAGGAGTACCCTCAGGACCCTGAGGAGGCGTTTGCGAAGTCGGGGCGTGTAGCGTTCCCGCATGATATTCTCCAGGACTGTTTCGAGGAGATTGAGCCGTATGCCCGCTACGAGTGGGTTGTCGGGCAAGGGGCACGTCTGCTTGCTGATGAGGAGCAGGCGGATATTGAGGTGATCCAGTGGAAGCCGCCTACTGTACTGCGTGATGATGAGGGGCGTCCGCTGTGGAAGCCTAACTATGTGGTTGGTGCTGATGTGGCGGAGGGCTTGGAGCATGGCGACTTTTCGTATGTGACCGTGTTTGACGCGAACACGGGCGAGCAGGTGGTGTCGTGTAAGAGCGGTATTCCTGTCTCGTATCTGGATGAGCTGGTGGCGTGGCTGGGCCACGAATACTTTAAGGCTCTTGTTGTCGTTGAGAGGAACAATGCTGGTGTACTGCCGCTGGATAGATTGTATCGCGACCAGTGGTATCCGCGCTTGTATAGGATGGACCAGTTCGCTCAGTTTAGGGTGGCTGATAGGACACCGCGGTATGGCTGGCGTACTGATAAGGCGACGAAGCCTAAAATGGTGGGCGATTTTCTGTTCGCTTTGAACGAGCTGAACGTGCGTATCCACGACCCTGATTTTCTTGTGGAAGCTCAGACGTTCGTGGCGGATGGTAAAGGCTCGTATTCGGCCACGCAGAACAACCATGATGACGTGGTGATGGGTACGCTGGTCGCCTGGCAGGGCGTCCTGGACGCCCCTAAATACCCTATTCTGTGGCATGATAGTGTGCTACAGCCGCCTACTCATGATGATGTGGATGCGATCATTTTCGCGACTCCTGAGGGGGAGAATGCGGACACGTTGGACCGTCCGTTGGGGCAGCCTGCCCCTGAGAAAGTGGTGAAAACGATCACTTTCACTCCTGCTAACGTGAAAAGGCCGCAGGAATGACGTATCGAACAGCGCAAAGCTAGTTCGAATGATACACTTTAAGCTACTATTAGGAGGATTTTATGGCGCAAATCAAGGATAGAGGGCAATATGCCCAGGGTGAAGGGCGTGCACATTCGAAGAAGTCGAGTGGCTCGCACCTGGACCCGCAGGGCGAGGGCCGTATTAACGGCACGGGCCCCTCTGGTTCGCACTTGACGACCCCTCACACTCAGAGCAAGCAGAGCGGCTCCCACTTGGATGTGGGGCCGAACGTGCCTGGCACTGACAAGACAGCTGTTCGTGGTGGTGGCACCGTGCGTGGGCACGACCGCACTAACCCGAACGCTGGCAAGTCGAAGAGTGGGTCGAAGAACGCACAACACCCGAATAACACGA